TATCCTTTGTAAACACCGTCGGACGGCAAATGACTGATTCGAAATGCATTTGATTGATCAGGTTACCTGATCGATCATTTGTCATTTCAAGCCAGTGCCGGTACCTAATCGACTCGTCTTGCGACGAGAGGTCTTTACGTGAGTATTTAGCGATTATGCTTGTATGCATAACGTCAATTCTCTGTAAAGATCGATTCCAGCGTCTAGTTGTATGATAATTTGTATAATTATCACCCAACATAGCTGTTGGAGAAAACAAAGGGATAAATTTATTATCCCTAAGTTTCCGAATAAAGAAGTATCGCAGGTGGCGCAAGCCCCTGACATACGCATTATTCGACATCTCGATTAGTTTTACCAACCGAACTAATTGTTCACTGCTAGCATAACTGCGACTTACCCTCATAGGGGTAACGTCAGCACCGTTGATGTACTCGCCTCCGCAACTTTCGCGGAACCAGCACTCCGGAGAAGAGAAGGATTTTGAACGATTAACGACAAAACCCAACTCCTCTAATATGCTAACAGTCCTATCTACACATTGTGTAGGAACAATTATGTCATCTCCGAAAACAGAATATTTTCCGGAGAGGCGGTGCTCCCGAGTCACAAACTCGCAGATTGCTGCGAAGATGATCGTTTCGATAGGAAAGCATAATGCTGATCCCATCGGGGCGAACTTCTTCAAATCAATCACGCGACCGTCTGGAAGGAGTGTTTGACGAGAACGAAGTGTTATGAGATATCGTAACAACCAAGTTCCTTTAAACAACTTCTTAACCAGAACGTGACTCACTGAGTCGCTGGCAGCCGAAAGATCAAGCGTAGCGTATGAACGCTCCAACGATCCTCGGCATGCTAACTGTTGGTTTCGGGTCTGGTCATGGAAACCTATACGGTTCCTAAGATAACCATTCCTCGACACCTGACGATCAATCGCCTTCCAGACACCTTGCTGAAAATACTGCAAGGTCGCTGGTTCCATTGATATCGTTCTAAAAGTTTTGTAACTTTTCGGAACGAAAATCGTTTCGGAGATCCTGTCTAATGTAGACGGGATCGGGCTAACGATCCACCAGGGCTCGCCAAAGGCATAGCGCAATAGCGCATCAGACGTCAAGTCTTTATACTTGACCTCCAACGTACATCGGCCATGACCGGCGACTCCTCCTGGACCGTGCTTAAAGAAAAGCTCGTCAGGACCAAAAGCTCCAAACCATCTCTTTATAATCTTATTTAAAGAGTTGGTCAGATGACTTGGGTAATCGTCTTGAATTCTCAATTCGGTTGCCATATAGTCATCAAGCAATTGCTGAGTTAAGTCGATGTCCTTCAAAGAAAGACGACTCGTATAGCTAAAGAGCTGTATCAATCGTCTCCCCGAAGGTTCATCGCCCTGTAGCATCAGTTCAATATCATTCTTTATCAAAGGATAAAGATGAGAACTAATGCTCTTGCAAAGGCCTTTAAAGCCAATGGAGTCTTGCACTCTTACGAGATGCAAACACTCAGCGAACGCATTATTAAGTTCAAGCACATCCACTCTCACCATGTCGGTGAGAAGTCTGTG